ACGCAGCAGACTTAGTTGTTCATGAAGGCCCTGCCATCTCACCTCCACCTGATTGTGTGGGAGGTAAACAGTTCTATATCCATAGTTTTCAAGACGACTGTAACAGAGTGGTACAGGGAGAGAGAACGTTTGAGTTGGTCAATAGAGACTGGAAGAATCAATATCATATAGTACACCTCAACAGATATAGTGGTGCGTTAGTTATACCACGCAACACATTCCACAGGTCTACATCAGGAGAGAAGGGATCAATAGTAATTAACCAAGCAACAAGGTATCCTGGCTTCGATCCTCATGCTGAGTTCTATCCAGTGTCCACAGCAGAGAACAGAGATTTATATAATATACTAAGGAATGTGGTTCCTGTAATTCACACAGTAGGTGAATGAATACATAGTGTGAAGATATGAGAATTATGGAATGGTTGAAGGAGGAGATTACGAAAACCCCTGGCTATATGAGGGTAAACCTTTTACTTCTGACGACATTAATGATTTCTTCGGTTACGTCTACTGCATTACTAATAAGACAACAGGTAAGAAGTACATCGGCAGAAAATATTTCGTACAGAAACGGAAGCCAAAGGGAGGAAAGAGAAGAGTTACTAGCGAGTCGGACTGGAAGAAATATTATGGATCGTCCCCCGAACTCAAAGCCGACGTATCCGCCTACGGAAAGGAGAATTTTTCAAGAGAGATCCTGTCTCTCCATACAACTCTGGGGAAAACCAACTATGAAGAGACCAGACAACTGTTTATCAATGATGTCCTAACAGAGGCTCTTGACAATGGACAACCAGCATATTATAATAGTAACGTTTTAGGAAGATACTACAGGAAAGATTATTTTGAATAGTTATCCAACGTGGCAACAACCACCAGTTCCTGACTTCATGCCTTATCTTGAGGGTGCAGCTCAGATTATAAAAGAACATGAAATTACTTTAGATGAAGATGGGATATTAGATTTACTACAAATAAAATATAGGTGGCCAGAACCAGCATTGGAAGTTATAAATCAATGCCAAAAAAAGTCTAATGGATTTTTTGATTCTAGAGGTTACATTTATTATGATAGATGGAAGAGATTGTATGATCTAGGATTCACTAGTCTCTTGAGTAACATAATGGATCTCACCTCAGAACTAAGATCTCTTGACGATAAGTTATATGATTATAAAGGATCAGAAACTAATGCTAACATCTATCTGAGTGCTGGTACTATAAAACATAGAGCCAGTTTTGATCCACATAACCATGATTATCATGTCATAGTGAAACCAATTTATGGCACTTGTACATGGCTCATCAATGGAAAATCTCAAGAGGTAGATCCATCTGATGTTTTAATCATACCAGCTGGAACCATGCACGCTGTTGTGGAAAATAAAGAACCTCGACTATCCCTTACAATGAATCTCAGTGGATGATTACATAAACTACATGATCAAAATTGGAGCTGATAGGATTCCTCATCTCCATGATGATCTATTGTCTCACTCCATAAGAGTTGCTGGTTTACTATACAACTATGGTAGACCTATGGATGAGGTCAAAGCAGGACTTTTCCATTCGATATATGGTAATGAATTTCAAATGTATAAAATTAATGTGTCAAGAGAAGAAATTAAAACTGTAATAGGAGAACGTTCTGAACATATAGTAAACCTATTCAATACTTTAATTGATAGAGTAGACACTATACTTTATGCCAGAGGTTTAGATGAACCAGACAAGACAACTCTTAGATGGTTAGAGTATTGCAATATCAAAGATCATGATGCAGAAGCAGATATCTTAAAAGAATTTGAACTATTGTTAAATATTGACGGATAACCGAAAATGTGTTATGATTTAACCGTATACATAATATACATGAAAATTAATTAAAAGAAATGAATTTATTACCTGATGCAGATCTCTTCTTTTGGGAGAAAAAGAAACTGGTGAGGAAATCTGTTCATAGCCTTTTTGAAGGTAAGGATATTCTTCTAGTATCAGTTTGTGGTGCCTTTACACCTCCTTGTACGGAGATGGTAAAGGAGTACGAAGCAATGTATGATAAGTTTATCAAAGATACAGTTGTCGATGACATCTATATTGTTTCAATGAACGACTCATTCGTAATGGATAAGTGGTTTAAGTCTATGAAAATTAAAAAATGTAAGTATCTTCCTGATGGAAATGGTGCATACATTTTGAGACTTGCAAAGCAAGGTGGAATGGCAGCAGCTCAATGTTCTGTTCAAATGTATAATAAAGGAATGGGTGTCAGAGCATGGCGTTGGGTTCTCCTTATAGAGAACAATATACAGATGAGTTATCTTGAGGAGGAGACTCCCGACAATAAAGGATCTAGAGACAACTTAGAGGAAGATCCATTTGAACTAACTCATGCACAACAGGCATATGATATGTTGATCAGCAGAGATCAAGTAGATCATATCAATGAGATAAATGCTGAAGCTGATAAGGGTATGCACAGACCAGAAGGTATACCAATAAGTCCTGGCGGCTAATGAAAATAATAAGTCTGAAATATCTAGAGGAAAATTTTGATGAGGTACTCGAACTGGCTCAGGCTGGTGAGAGTTTCTTATTAGATACTCCTGATGGCCAGATAGCATTAGTTCCAGATAAGAATATTCTAAAACCAGTTATTGATTCTGGACAGGCAAAAGACATAGAACATATGTGGAACCATGATGATGGTGCTTGACTTAATAATATTATTTGTGTATAATAAAGTATATACAATTTTATTATGATTGAAGTACTTGTACAGAATGAACCATACAGGTATGTGAAGATGCCTGATCCACTTGATAACGGTCAACCAGACTATCGTATTCAGAAGTGGAACAATTACAATGGTTACAAAGATATGTACCTTTGTGATAACTTTATGCAGTTTAAAACTGCCATTGATGACTTTGAATATACAAAGTGGTTAGACCCTGCTGGCGTGCCTTGTTACATCAAAGATGACTGAAGAACCATCTCTACCAGAACAGGCAAAGAATATTACAAAAACTGCCTATGATATAGTTAAGGGTTTCGTTTTCAACGGAACCTTAATTGTTCCTGATGAGGTAAAAAAAGCACGAATAGATATATGTAGAGAGTGTAATAGGTTTGATCCAAACCGCATGAAATGTAATGAGTGTGGTTGTTTTTTGGTGAACAAGGTCAAGTTTTCTGCTGCACACTGCCCGCTAAACCTTTGGTAATTTAATGGATACAAAAATTAATATGAAGTTCCAAGATTTTATTGGAATCTTTGACAATGCAATCGACCCACGCTTCTGTGAGTATCTCACAGACTATATGGACAAGGCGGAATTTGTTGACTTTAAAAGAAATTTTAGTCATGTAAAAGATAAACAGATATGTTTAGATGGATTCTCTCCTGGCGAGTCTAAACAGTTGATGGAGTTTGTAAACAATTGTTTGTTCCATTACCTCAATGAGTACACCTACCTAGGCAATTTCAGTTATGTAAGTTCTTTGTGTCTACTTCAAAAAACAGAACCTACGAATGGGTATCATTTGTTTCATGCAGAGAATGTAAATTGGAATCTAAACAACAGAACTATGGCTTGGATGGTATATCTGAATGACGTAGAGGAAGGTGGAGAGACAGAATTTTTATATCAGAAGTTGAGAGTAAAACCAAAGAAAGGAACTGTTCTAATATGGCCTGGAAGTTATACTCATTTACATAGAGGTAATCCTCCTATGACAGATAAGTATATTGCTACTGGTTGGTATCAAGGAAACATAGGACTACAGACCATCCAAACCGCAGGCATATTAGATAAACAATACAGAGATAGTATTAGTAGTGAGTGATATACATATCTTATTTCCAACACCAGTATATCAGAACGTCTTAGATTTTAGACCCTCTGAGATTAAATCTATGTTGGATTTTTTGAAAGAGATAGAGTGGGCTCGAGACGTAGACATATATGGTGGACCAAATGGAGAGACTACTAAGTTAGATGAGGATTTATTATCAGAACCAGAGTTGAGTAAGTTGGGTGGGTTGATAGATCAGGAAGTTAAGAGTTTTGCTAAAACTCTACAGATTGATTTAACAAAACATGGGTTGAAAAGAATTAATTCTTGGGGTAATCTACAAAGGAAGGGTAATTATATAAAAGAACATCGCCATAACAACACACAGTTTGCTGGAGTCTTTTACTTACAAACTCCAGAGGGCGGTGGCGATATAGTTTTCTCCACCAGAAATCCTACTTGGATTACTAGTTATTGGGAACCTTCTCTTACTGGATATGATGATCTCAATAGTTTTGAGAAGAGATTCAAACCAGAAGAGTCTGGAATATTTCTTTTCCCTGCTCACCTAGATCACTATGTTACTCCATCTGAATCATCTGAGGAGAGATATAGTATCTCATTCAATTACAATCTTGATGGCAAGTTTTTCGGGGATTGTAACAACCATCTAACAATGAAAGTATTATGAAACTAACACAAGAGATTATTGACCAGATACAAGAAGCAATGCTCCATACCAAGAAAGATGGTAGTATCAACTGGAAGGATGAAGATGATGTCGTAGTTCAGTTAGCAGGGACATTTGCTGCTGATAGATTCATTGTTATCAAGAACAAATCTAAGAGTCCTGTTGTAAGTGCTGAACCACATCCTTACTTTGATTATGAAAAGAAAGTCTTTACTAAAGATGGTAGAGAAGAATACATCAAAGAACAGGAGGAATTAAAGAAATGAAAATGACTCCCGAAGAAAAAGAATTAAGATCAACTTATAATTTCTATAAAGATACTAAGATGGGTTTCTTTACTAAGGATGGATATGCAGCAGTGCCTTGCGGAGAAAAGAAAAGAGTGATAGTATATGAAGGAGAGATCCTACACACCGCTCTCAATGATGACACCGCAAGAAATTGGATTGCACGACATAGAAAGAAAAGAAAATGAAACTTAGATTTTGTGTCATATGTGGCACTAATAAAAATTTACATCATCATCATGTAATTCCAAAAGTTACTGGTGGAACTGATCACCAACATAATCTTATTACTTTATGTGATAAACATCATGAGATGATTCATAGAATCAGACATGTTGATAACTGGTTTGAACTTGCTAGAATCGGTAGAGAAAAAGCAATAGCAAGAGGAGTTAGGTTTGGAGCAAAGAGGAAGTATGATCAGAATACGATAAATGAAATCATGGATAGACGTAAACAAAAAGAAGGGTATGGAACTATTGCCAAAGCAATGGGTATGAGTCGATCAAGTGTTTCAACAATAGTAAAGAGGGAGTTAAATGAAAGTATTAGTAACAGGCCATAAAGGTTTTATTGGCAGTCACGTCTTTGATTTTTTGAGTGATCTATTTGATGTTGATGGACTAGACAGACCAGATGATATAGGAGACTTTGCAGACGTTGGGTGTGCAGACTATGATCTCATAGTTCATCTTGCTGCCTATGCTGCACTCAGAGATAGTGTAGATAATCCTGATAAATTCTGGGAGAACAACGTTGAAAAATCTAAACCCATATTTGATTATTGCAGAAAGTATAATACTAGGTTGTTGTATGCAAGTTCTGCTGGTGCATATGGTTGGTGGCAGAATCCCTATGCCATAACAAAGAAAGTAAATGAGATACAGGCTCCACCTAACAGTGTGGGTATGAGGTTCTTTAATGTATGGGCAGAGGAAGGTAGTAGAGATGATATGTTATATGAAATGTTGAAACAAGGAACTGCAAAATATATTACAAGACATAAGAGAGATTGGGTTCATGTATTAGATGTTGTCAGAGCGATTGCAACTTTGATTCCTACCACTTACACAGGAACAATAGATGTAGGCACAGGACAGATGACTTCTGTAATAGACTTAGCCAATGCCATGGGTATGGGTCATCTTCCTATCAAGGAAGACACACCTAACGAACCCGATGAGTTGTGTGCAGATATCATGCCTCTCATGGAACTCGGTTGGTTTCCAACTGTTAACATTTTAGATACGGTCATTGCGAAAACGGTCAGCGTGTGATACACTAAATAAGGTGAAGTTTATTTAAAACTTGTATG